TGAAAACGGAAGAATAGCCGATTGTCCAGGAATCATTAGCAGAGAGCAATTAGTGACCTTATGGGCAATAGTAGTGAAAGCCCTTACAGGGAAGGAATATGATTAAGGATTTTAGAATAAGCCATTTTGTCTCATTCAGGCGTGGCTTGAGATTTATTTTAAGGGACTTGACAAACATTTTGAGTCTGTGATACTATTGACATTGGCGGGTACTTGGTGCCCGCTAACTCTTTTTCCAGCTCTGATAGGTTCCCTCCTAAACGAGCAAATTGACCACTGGTAATCGACCGCCAGTGGTCAAGCTATTTTCAGGGGTTCATTGCGAACCCCTTTTTTATTTGAGTAAATAAAGGAGTTGACTATTGTCTAAAAAGGAGAAGACAGCGAAGAAGGAATCTATACTATTACGAGCTAATCCTAAATGTAGGGTTTGCTGGGGGCGTGGATGGGTGAGAGTACATAATCCAGTAAATAATACTAAAGAGGTCAGACCTTGTAGTTGTGTCAGGGCTAAGGTGGATGAATGGCCTGAACCAGATGCAACGATAATGCAAGGTATTTATTGAGTCATGTCGGGTAGGACAAACACAGGCAGGTGGAGAAGAGATGAGGAAACGGCTAACACAAAAGCAGGAGACATTCTGCTTAAAATACTTTGAACTGGGGAACGCTAGTGAGGCTGCTCGCATAGCCCTTTATTCACCCAGGACTGCTGCTGTAATAGGCAGAGAAAACTTACTTAAACCTCAGATAATAGAGCGGATAGACCAGCTACGCCAATTAGCTGAGGATGCTTCTATTGCTACAGTGGTTGAGAGGAAACAGAGGCTTACTGAGATTGCCCGGGCGAACATACCTGATTATGTTGATGATGTCAGTATCAGGGTAGACAAGGAGTCCCCCAATGTTGGGGCGGTATCTGAAATCACCACCAGAACCAGGGTATATCGCAATGAGCCAGTAGTCATTACCAATCTCAAGCTCCATAATCCAATTCAGGCCATAGCCGAACTAAACAAGATGGAACGCATTTATGAGCCTGATGGAGCTACAGTTAATGTGGACAATCGGAAGGTAGAGATAAATATTGGAGACCCTAAAGAAAAACTCCTTAGCCTCCTCGCTCGCCTTGCTACCAGAGCAGGAGAGACAGAAGGCGATAAAAGCCCTGAGCCAGAAGGAAGCTGAATCTCTTCTGTATGATTGGGCATTTTGGGCTAGACCTAAACAACTCCCACCTGATTGGGATTGGTATATATGGCTAATCCTCTCAGGGCGTGGATTTGGTAAAACCCGAACAGCGAATGAACTGGTCATAAAGTGGGCGAGCGAAGGCTATAGTCCCATAGCTTTGATAGGGCAGACTAAGGCAGATGTTAGGGACACGATAATTGAATTAGGCGATTCGGCTCTCCTGAGCATAAGCCCCCCTTGGTTTTACCCTGAATATGAGCCATCTAAAAGGCGTTTGACATGGCCTAATGGAGTTGTGGGAATCGTTTACTCAGGGGACGAGCCAGACCAGTTGAGAGGTCCACAGCATACTAAAGCATCAGTGGATGAATTAAGCAAGTTCAAGTATCCGCAGGAGACTTGGGATAATTTGATGCTTGGGCTAAGGATAGGTGATAACCCACAGGCTATTGTCGCAACAACTCCCAGACCCATTGGGATAATTAAGAAATTACTCCAAGATGGAAGAGTAGCAATTACTAGGGGTCACACATTAGAAAATAGAGTCAATCTCGCCTCCCCATTCTTAAAGTATATCTTAGATAGATATGAAGGCACTAGATTAGGAAGGCAAGAATTGGCGGGTGAGGTACTAGACGATAATCCTGACGCATTATGGAAGCGGTCACTCATTGATGATAGCAGGACTACAGAGTACCCTGATTTGATAAGGGTAGTTGTGGGTGTTGACCCTCCAGGTGGTGTTACCGAATGTGGGATTGTTGTGGTTGGCATTGCTAATATAAATGGGCAAGTACATGGCTTTGTATTGGAAGACCGTAGCCTCCATGCCTCTCCTGATGGATGGGCGGGGGAGGTACTCACTGGGTATAATCGCAATAAGGCTGATAGGGTAGTGGGTGAAGCTAATTTTGGTGGTGATATGGTTGAGAATACTATAATTCAGGCAGCCAAATCACGCAATCAATATGTTAGCTATAAGAGTGTTCATGCCAGTCGTGGTAAAGCAGTGAGGGCAGAGCCAGCAGTTGCCTTGTATGAGCAAGGTAGGATACATCATGTCGGTGAGTTCTCCCAGCTTGAAGATGAAATGTGTGAATGGATACCAGGTGAGTCGAGGGAATCACCTAATCGTGTTGATGCTCTAGTTTGGGCGATAACTGAGCTAATGCTGGAGAAGCCAGAACCGCAGGAAAGGATACTAACCTACGATGCGATGGCTGAGGTCAGGGATTTGGAGTTAGCATGACAGATAAAGATGCAATCGTACTGCGAGAGAACGCCCCTAGAGATGAGCTGAAAGTGCTTATCATGGAAGCGACAAAGGCTGTTGAGGATGACCTTGCCCTTGAGGATACGGGCTGGATTAACCTCAGTGGCACAACCAGCGATATTATCTCAGCAGCAGACAAGATTAACAATGTTAAGCTATCCCGCCTGTATGCTGCCAAAGACCCATTAGGGAAACAGGCTATCAGGCTATGGACTGATTATACATTCGGCACCGGCATGACCTGGAGTGTTGATGATAGAAATGCAGAGGGCAAGAAGGCTAAGGGGATTCTAGAGGAGTTCTGGAATGCTAAGGCCAATCGGAATATACTCGGAGCGATAGGTCAGAGGGTATCCTCCAATAAGTTGCTGGTAGACGGCGTGATATATTTCGCTATCTTCCTCGGTCAACCATGTACAATCAGGCGTATTGACCCACTGGAGATAACCGAGATAATCACCGACCCTGACGACAAAGAGGACGTGAAGTTCTACAAGCGGGAATGGTCGGACCAGCAGGCTACCCCACATACTGACTATTACCGCAGTACAGGCAATATCAAGGGTCAGGCTGCCAAAGATTTTAAGGGTGCTACAATAAAGGACAGTGAGAAAGCCCTGATTTACCGCTTAGAGTACAATGATGGGAACCCCCTGCTACTCCCTGCTCTATTGTGGATGAAGTACCACACTAGGTTCCTTGCCAGCCGTATAGCCATTATGCTGGCACTGGCTAAGTTTGCGTGGAAGCAGAAGGTAAAAGGTGGTCAGGCGGCAGTAGATGCTATTAAGGCTAAGACCCACGATAAGGACATACCCGCTGGTTCCACTGAAATTGAGAATGAGGGCATAGACACCACACCGATTAAGACGGAGACCGGTGCTTCTGCTGCCTACCAGGACGGGCGTATGCTCAAACTACAGATAGCGGCAGCTGTGGGTATACCTGAGCAATACTTCGGGGATATATCAATCGGCAATCTGGCAACAGCAAAGACGGTAGAACTCCCCATGATGAAGATGTTTCAGTCCTATCAGCAGGTCTGGAATAGTGCCTATCAGGATATAGACGAGCTTATCCTGGAGCATAATGGTGCTAATGCTGATATTCACATTGACAGGGACTTCCCTAAGATAGCACCGTCAGATGTAGTCCAGATAGCACAGGCTCTTGTCCAGATACTCACAGTAATGCCTGAGTTGGGGTCAGCCGCCGATGTTCAGCAGATAGCACTCATGGCACTGGGAGTCAATGACCCTGCTGACGTGCTGGAGGAACTGGCGAAGGAACCAGGGGAGACGCAGGAACACGCAATAGCCCAATTAACTAAGGCAATAAGGCAATTAAAGGAGAGCTTGAAAAAGGAGACGCAGGGATGACGAATAAAGTAATAGGGATTACTGGAGAGGAAATCAAGAAGGGGGATTGGATGATACGTGGGGAGGATGGGAAATACTATAAACTGAGAACCAAAAAGGTAAGGGCATGCCCAATACTTTTAGCGGGGGCTGAACCTGTCGCTAATAGTTTCTTTGAAGAAAGCACCTGTGCAGATGAGAGTGTTTTAGAGGAAAGGATAAAGTTGTTTAATGAAAGGTATGGATGTAAAGGGGATATGTGTGAATGGTATGAGAGGGGTTGCCCTGCACATCCCACTTTTATTAGGCGACATGGAGTATAATGCCGGCAGATACCAGGGTTAAAGCATGGTGCTATCTCTGCAAGCAATATGTACCAGTAATACCAGGAAGAGTCAATCATCCTGACTTTGGCGTTATGCCATCTAATGTCTGTTCTATATGCGGACACGCCATAGGTACAAACTGGAAAGAAAGGAATAACAAATGAATTGCCCAAAATGCGGACAACCGATGGTAAGGGTAAGGAAAGATATAGAAACTGGGGACACAGTGTGGAAGTGTAAGTCACCTGGTTGTCGTGGCTACGAATGTGATGAAAAGGAGTCAGATAAATGACATGTGAAAAGTGTGGAGATAGGGGATACATAGAGCACGAGCATGGACTGGTCAATGTGCTCTGTGACTGCGAGGCCGGCAGGAAGATGAGAGAAAAGCTGGGGATTCCCAGTGAGGATAATATAGATGACAACACAACTGATGACGGAGTTGGACAGCCTGCTGGAGATAGTGGAAGCGAGACTACCGGCAAACCCAAACAGCATAAAAAATCTAAAGCTCGCAAATCAGCTAGAACGAGAGCTGGCTAAATACTTCAAATCACTGGAGCAGGCTTTCAGCTATAGCAGGCTTGAGTCGCTATACAACAAGCACGTCAAAGAGAGTCTGGGTTCTGACACTGAGGATATGCTTGACCCGCTACTGGCTGCCCTGACCGATAGCCTGACTCATGGCGTAAACGGTCATGTAGCAACAATCTATATATCGGGTTCAGCAGAGATGATAAGTTGGGCTGGATTGCCCTATGAAGGTCCCCCTATCCAGCAGGCTATTGAGTGGGCTGAAAAGCACTGTGCTGAGTTAGTCAAGGGAATGAATGAGGAGTCTAAACGCCAGCTTGCAAAGATTATCAGTGACGGCATCAAGAATAAAAGAGGAATACCCGGACTCGCCCGTGATATAAGAAAGTCCTTCAGTGATATGTCCAGATACCGGTCAAGGATGATAGCCAGGACAGAAACCAACAATGCCCTCAGCAAAGCCTTCATGGACAGGGCTAAGGATATGGGGATAGAAGGCAGAGAGGTGGTGAGGGGTAGTGATTATGATTGTGATATATGCGGAGAAAATGCTGGTGCCGGCTGCGTCCCCTTAAACCAGGCATTCCCCAGTGGACACACAGAGCCTGCATTCCACCCCAACTGCCTATTGCCGGAGAATGAAGCCTTACCTTTAGGCTTAATAGCTATGACTAGAGCTTACTATAGCGGACAAGCCATTGAGATGAAGACTCGGAGTGGTAATAAGCTCACCGTCACCCCCAATCATCCTATACTCACACCGTTTGGATTTATTAGTGCGGATAAACTTAATGAAGGAGATTATATAATTAGCTGCCCCGATAGTAAGAGGGTGATTTCTGCCATTAACCCAGATTATGACTATATTCCAGCCGCTATTGAGGAGATATGGGGATCTCTTACTCTCTCGTCTAGCGTGTCTAAGGGTAGTATGGAAGTTTCCCCCATAGATTTCCACGGCGATGCGAGGTTCTTCTATGGCAATGTCAATATTATAAATTCCAATCGCTTTTTGATGGGTGGTGTTAATAATTC